CAAAATCATATCTAATTCTTAAATTTAAATCGTTTTGTATTCCTTCAGGTTCAATATTAGCTTTAACTTTATATAAACTTTTTCTTAAACCATTATCACCATAGTCCATATCTGGTGTTTGAAATTCTGCTTCTACATTTGAACCATCAAAACTATTCCCAGTATCATGTTGATAAACAAATCCTGATTCATCTGAATGAAAAATTACTTCTGTACCTGTACTATTTAAATTAGAAGTACAAAATTTTACAGGCATTCCTTTTGTTTGACTCCATTCAAAAGCAGGAATACCTTCAGAACTATATTTAAATGTTCCAATAATTCCTCTTTGACCAGAATCAGCTTCACCTGTTCTATAATAAAATAATCTATACTGACTTCGTTCTCTAATTACAATACTAGATATTGTAAACGCAGAAAAATTATTTAATAGTTCATTAACTAAAGGTAAAATTTTTCTACTAATAGAACCTAATTCAACATCATCAATTCTAGCTGTACCAGCAACTGTTCTCAATCCATCAGGAGCTAAGAAAATTAAATCTCCACCTATCTCTTGTATTGAGTTACCACTTACACAACCTATATTTTTAGTTACTGATTTAATTATAGGAGTAGAATCAAGGTTTGTCAACTCATATATACTATTTTTACAAAATATAATTAAGCTATTTCTAAATACTTTAATACCTATAACAATATCTCCTACATCAATAAATCCTGCAGAAGCTTCTTCAAAGTCATAAGGTTTTAATCGACCACTATAATATACTACACTAGGATTAGCTGCTTGACCAGATACAATGATTCTTTCAGCATATCGTTCTATTAAAGAACATCCTACTGGAGAACTTCTATGTAATTCTTCAAAATGATATTTATTATTATCATCAATAAAAAACTCACCTATTCTATTATTACCATCTACAAAGTATAAAGTTCCATTTACACCATGAGATTCAAAATTTGTAAATTGAATATTGGTTTGATTAGTTCTAGGAATAGTAGTAGCTGTAGCTAAACTAGAAGAAGAAATACCACCAATAAAATAAGTTAATCCATTTTGAGTAGTAGAAGTATCTGCATTAGTATCTAATGTTAATATGGTATCATTTGTTATTGATAATACTTTATAAAATTTTCCATCTATTTTAATATCATCACCAACAATAAAACTTGTAGTAAATGTTGTACTTGTTCCTGTAACTGTTGGAGAAGCATTACTAATAGAAACTGTACCTGCTCCTACAGTAAATGTATCTTTATTTATTTGAACATAAGATGTTCCTGTAGTACTAAAATATAAATCATCTGCTTGAGCAACTACTACTCCATCAGCATAATTAGTAAGACCATGCATTGCATCTGTTGAAACACCACTTGGAACAACAGCACTATTACCACCAAATTTAGTATATCCATTAACTCTTCTATAACCACCAGTAGTTGATGATTCAAAGTTTTGTAATTTAGTTGCAGCTCCAGGAGTTCTAAATAAAGCATGAGAACTTGAAACTAAATCCAAGCCACCTTGTACTGTAATTGAAGCTCCTTGAGTTGGCATAGTTTATCCTTAATATAAATATGTAAATCTAACATCTGACATATACTCTGGTTGAGGAGAGTTTAATTGGTCAGCCATATTTTGTAATCCTTTTTTATATTCATCTAAAGCTAATTGTGATTGTGCAATATTATCTTTAAACTGATAAATATAATATCTAGCTCTTGCTAGTAAAACTGGTTTGTATTGTTCTGGAAATAAAACCTTATCTGTATCATTAGTTAATGCAGTAGGTCTATTATAAGCAAAGAAATATATTCTATATACATCATCTGGTATAGGAGATAATCCAAATCTTCTACCATCTGAACTTCTTAATACTCTTAGTGGTGTTGAATAAGTTTGTGAATTAGCTTTGTTTGCTTCTTCACCTTGAGCAAAGTTAGCTCTCCATGCTGATAAAGTTGTGAATGCTAATTTATTAATTGTATGAGGAGCTGTCTTACCTGTAACACCTTCTGTTGTTAAAGTAAAATCATCCCAGTTAACTGAATCATAATCTGTATCTACATCAGCCGAACCTGCTTTCATAAGATACCATCTTTGTCCAGCTACAGTTTCTACATATGTATTACCATAATAGTCATCTTGAGGTGCTGCAGTCTTTAACCAAGACCATTCATCAACTGCATCTACAATATCAAAGTAAGCTCTGTTAACACAGTTAGCTACAAATTTTTGTATACCTAATGCTCCTGATACTGTTGTTAGTTCTGGTTCATTTATTTCAACCAGTAATTCATTTGTCATTGATAAGTAAGTTTTAGCCATTTAACAGTTCCATGCTCTTAGTGATTTATTAATTCTTGAATTAGGGTCTCTTGCAGTTTTTGCAGATGTAAGTTTCTTTTTCATTCCTTTCATCCTCGCACAAAAACTCTTTCTTCTTTTATTGCCTACAACTTTGCTTGGTGCTTTTAAATTTCTTTTCTTACCAGTTTTAGTTCGACCTTTATTGTAAGAAGCTCTACCTTTAGCATTAAGTCCTCCCTTAGGATTCTTACCCTCTTTACGAGTCCAAGCAGGTGAAGACATTATACCCATTATTATTTTTTCTTATTTTTATCTTTTGAAATCTTGATGACCATTACACCACCATGACCTTTTTTATTTCGATGAACTTTTCCACCATATTTGTATTTACCTTTGTTTACTATTTTTCCACCAGGCATTGCTTTTTTCATTGGCATATTGTTTTCTCCTATAATATATATGCGATTATAATTATAATAGCTACAATAAGAACTTCTTTTTTATGATGTTCTTTGTAGTGATTAATTTTGTTTGTCCAATATTTATTTAACATAATTCTTCTCCTAATAAGAGGATGGGGATATTACTACCCCCACCCAATAGTGTATTAAAAATTAATCTATTGTGTAGATAATTTTACCAGCTACTTCTGGTCTTAATACTTTTCTTCCCCATACCATTAAACCTCTAACGATATCTGAGAAAGTACCTGTGTCTCTAACAGTTTCCACTTTGTTCATGCTTGACGCAGCAGCAGTTGAACTCATGTGACCGAATAGAGCTTCAGGTGCAGTTGCTGAACCAGCAGGTGTAGCACCAGATAAGTCATTAGTTGGTAGGTTGTTTGATTTGTACATTGAAAAACCTCTAAGTAATCCAGATGCAACTAAACCATTTCTGATTGAACCTTGACCAGCATTAAAGTCTACTGATAAAAGTTTTGATGCAGAGTTAGAAAGTTGATTGTACCATTCAGGTGCAGCAACAAACCATCTTCCATCTTCAGGTGCGTTAGCTTCATCTAATTCCTTAGCAGCTAATGCCATTTGGTTTAGAGGGTCAACTTCACCACTTCCGAATCCGATATCAATCGGAGTTCCAGTTGTTCCCATTCCTGTAGTTGCAGTTGCTCCTGCTGAAATAGCTGCTAGAATATTGCTATCCATAGCATCTCTTAAAGCATAAGCAGCATTGTCTGCAGCAATAGCTTGGAAGTTGACATGAGAGAATCTCTTCTCTAAGTCATCAATCTTAAATGAAAAAGATTTAGCTTGGTCTACAGTTAGAACAAGTTCTTGGTCAGTTAAGTCAGTTGATGTTACAGCCAGACCTCTTGTGTAGTCTGCTACTGCGATTTGAGGCTCTTTGATAATGTTAACAGTATCACCGAAAGATGAGATTTCTCCCATGTAATCTGTGTTACATACTGCTTCTGCTACTGCAGCTTTTCTTAGAGCTATTTGTACTTTTTTCGAATAGATTTCAGGAACAAAAAATGAATTGCCTTGACCTGAAATAGTATCTACAAAGTTATATGTACTACCACTTTGAAAATGTGCCATAGTATTATTCTCCTTATATTATTATTATTGATTAAATAAAGTAAACTTATTTTATAAGTCTACCTTCCCTTTGAGCTTTTACAATTTCTTTTTCGTATTGCATAAACTCAGCATCTGACATTTTAGCAATATCAGAACGCTTGAAGAAAGTTTGCTTACCATCAGGTATCTGAGATTGTTCATTAGTTTTAACTAATAAATCAGCACCTTCTGCTTTTGCTTTTTTCTTCGTTTCGGTTTTTTTATCTAATCCAAGTCCTCGGTCCTTCTTATACAAGTCAATTGCTCGTGCAGCTAATGCTCCATTAGAGTTGTTTTCATATATCCAGTTTTTAATTTCCATTGGCTGAGTATCTGCCCAGTTATGAAAATCATCAGACTCTTTTATTTCTTCAAAGTCAGGATGATATTTTGAAAGTTCAAGTGCAGCTTCCTTTTGTTGTAAAGTAGTATTTGCTTTCTTTAAACCTTCTAACTCGTCTTGTAACGACTTAACTTCATTTTGCGATTGTAAGTGAGATACAGTTTCCACAACTCCATAAATGTCAGGATAATCGTTTTTAAAAGCTTCAAGCTCTTCTTTCGATTTTGGTGGTTGGTAAACAGGTCTGTTCTCTTTAAGTTGAACTTTAAGGTCACTTTCCTTGCTGTTCCATTCACCTAACTTCCTATCATAATATCGTTTTAGGTCGTCATATCTTTTCTTATAATCAACTTTTGTATAAGGGTTAGATTCTACATTTAATGCAGACTCTTGAACCTTATCCATTGTTGCATCAGTATTCTCAGCATTATCATCTGGGTTGCCATTGGCAGTAGCATTTGATAAACCTTGATTACTTTCAGGGTTTGGCACAAACAAACCTTCATCAGCAGAGGTTCTATCTTGTGGCATAGCATCATCTGTATGCCAAGATTTTTTTCTGTTGTAAGGGTTTGCTTCGGCTTCTTGTCTTCCTTCTTCGTTTTTATTACTCATCGTGTCCTCCTTTAGGGCTTCTTAACTGAAGGTAGCTAAGGCAGGTGTTTTGTTTAAAACGAAACTACAAGGGCTTATAATATAATTATTATAAGGTAGCTTGTCTATCCATAGAGTTACCTTTCTCTATAAATTTTTTTATACTATCTCTTCTTCTTCTTGAGATTGATTACCAGCATCATAAGATTCTTCTGCTTGTTTCATCATCTTTCTTAATTTGTCTACACCAATATTCTTAACTGCTTTGGCTGTAAATACAAATTCACCATCTGATAAAAGTGCTGGGATAGAGTCTGAAGTTCCTGTACCTGGTCCTTCTACTTCTCCATCATCTGTAAATTCTGTTGCTACTAATTTTGGAATAATAGCTTCTAGTTCTGGATGCATATCAATTGCTTCATCTAAAAGATTTTCTTCTTCATCTGATAAAGCTGAAGTATCAATAATAGCATCCATACCTTCTAAGTCTTCATCACTAATATCTTCTTCATCATCCATAGGCATTTCATCATCCATACCCATTGGTTGTAATAAAGATTCTTCTTCAGTTTCTAATTCTTGCATAATTGGCATTTCATCTTCAGGCATTCCATCTTCAACAATATCACCTTCAGCATAAGCTTGATAATCTGGTCGTTGGTCATACTTACCTCTTTCAACTCCAACCATTCCACCTAATGCCATTTGTTGTGCTTTAATATTTTTAGATGCTTTATATTCTTCTAATTGTTTTTCTTGTTCATCAGTTAAAGGTAAACCTGAATCTTCCATAGCTTCAAGTTGTTCCATTTTTCTCATCTCAACTAACTCTTTAGTCGATACATCTCCACTAGCAAATTTTTGTCTTTGCATTATTCCACCTTTAGCTTTTTTAATCACACCTTTACCCATTAAAATATCTTTCTGTGTTACTTCACCATCACGACTTAAATCTGGGAAAGCTTCTCCACCTTTATTAAATCTTGTTCTTGTTTTATCCATTGCTCTAGAAGGTAATCCTCCTCTAGCTGAACGAGGAGTATTTACATCATAAGGTGTAATACCTTGAGCTTCTTCATCTTGCTTTGCAATATAAGGTGGCATTGACATTAATCCACCTGTTGCCATTTTCTTTGCTTTGATTTTTTTCATTTTACTCCTTGCTTAATTATAGCAATATTAATTATATTAGTCAACACTAATATTATTTTACTATATCTCTTACATTATTGGGCAGGTTCTTCAACTTGTCCAGTAAATTCCATCTCCCCTGGCATTGGTGAATTACCAGGTCCGATTGGGCTTTCGCCATTTCCAGGGTTGTTTGCTCCTGGAGTTTCTGGAGGTACTCCTCCATCACTACCCATTGCTCCGAGTTCACCAGGTATAGAAGCTTCTGGGCTAGTTCCTTTGTTAGCATTTTGTTGTCCTATTATTTTTGCGTAGATTTCTGCTTCGTCTTTAGTATTTAAAATTTCTGCTGGGTCTAAATCTAAAGAGTGAGCTAATTCTTTTATTACTTCTGACATTCTTACAAATGGAGCAATAGCAGGATTCTGTACAGTTTGTAAGAACATAGTTAGTCTTTGACTTCTAACTTCTTTCTTCATCAAACTAGAAGAACCTGTTGCTTTAATTTCTAAGTCACCTTGTATAGGTAAGTCACCTTCATAGAATTGCATATTCCATTGGAACAATGCTTCACCTAAAGGTTTAATTAATTGGTCATCAATATTTTTAATTACTGTTTTAATATTTAATGATGCTGCTCCCATTAACATTGACATACCAGATGCTGTTCTTGTCATAGATTGAACACCTGTTTGACCATGTGAATAAGATGGTAGTCCTGTAGATTCATCTGCTAGTTGTCTAAACTTATCAAACATCTGCATATTTTCTACAGCAGTATTTGGAAACTTTAATCCATAAATTGATTGACCAGGAGAACCAGCTTGTCTTTTAAAAATCTTACCAGGAAATACTTCCATAGTTTGATTAGAAGCTAGTGCTGATTCATCAATATCAAAAACTAAGTTACCAGCTAATGCTAAATTATCAATTGCCATTCTTGCATGACCATTCATAATTTGTTGTGCATCATCCATGTTTTCTGGAACACCAATACCAAAAAATGTATATGGATTTTTTTCATATACAAAAGATTGATAAGGAGTTCTAAAAGGTTTAAATGGATTCTGAACAATTCTAATTACTTTATCTCGAATCATCCAAACATTAACTTGAACTTCTTCCATGTCATATTATTTTCAATATCAGGGTATTGACTTTTTTCTAAATCTATATCTGTTTCCCAAGATTTTTTATTATACTTAGCACCCATTCTTAAACATTCAAGTATTGCTTGTTTGTCAAAGAAAGGTCTGTTAGCTAAATCTAAAACTTGATTTCTATTTAATCTATGTCTTTGAATTACAAATTCTGCTTCTTCCATACTTCTAGCATTAGGGTCTGGATAAAAATCCCATATACTAACGAATTCCATTTTAGGAATTTTAACAGTTTCAGGTGTGTACTCTCTACTATTACCATTACTAGTATACTTATGTAAAGTTTTATTATATGTAAATGGTCCTTTAATAATTCCTGTTCCTAATAGACAAGCTTCAAAGATTGCATTTCTTAATTCAACACTACCATTTGATTCTTCTATTTGGTCTAATACTAATTTTTCTAATCTTCTTGCTGCTATTTGTGCAGGTTTAATTTGAGGCATCTCAGGACTTGGTGCTGGTCCAGATGATAAGTCTGCTTCTTCATATTCTTTTTCTAAAGAACCTAAGTTAGCAACATTATTTAAATCATTGAAAGATGTACCAGGAGCTAAATCATTTCCATCACCAGGAAAACCTAATCCACCATTTGATTGTGACATAGTAGGTTCACCAGGAATATAATCCATATTACCTTCGATACCTGGAGTAGGTTCTTCATTTTCATTCATACCCATTTGTTCTTTTAATGGATTTAAATGAGCATACTCATCTATACCTTCAGGTACTCTAGTTTCTTGAATAGTTAATGGAAATTTATTTGCACCAAACAATACATCAATCAATTGACCATATGCTGCTAGTACTTT